AGGAAAAATCCGTATTGCCGGAGATGATGGGCTGCCTGCGTGGGCAGATATTCCTCACCCACGCATGAAGAACTTATTGAAATTACTGAATCAGAAAGACAGCTACTAATTAACCAGGCCAACGAATACATGAACAGTAAGCAATGGCCCGGTAAAGCCGCTATTGGTCGTCTGAAAGATGATGAACTGGCGCAATATAATTTGTGGCTGGATTATCTGGACGCACTGGAGCTGGTCGATACTTCCGGTGCGCCAGATATTGAATGGCCTACGCCTCCGGCAGTTCAGGCCAGATGACATCCGGCGCGGTGCTGGTATCTGTTGCCGTCACCGCGTCAATGTAATCCAGCACAGCGTTAAGGCGGGTTGTTTCTGCCTGCGTCAGTTTACGTCCGGCCTGCAATTTCAGCTGAATCAGACTGATGGAGGCCATTGCAGTATCAATCAGCGACTGGCGCTGTGCTTCTGCTGCATCTACTGCTGCGCCGTGCTGTGCCTCGGTATCCGTCACCCATTTCTCACCATCCCATTTATCGTATGGCGTTAACGGGGCGATAGTGGTTGTATTATCAGGGTAATCACCCGGAGCTGTGATTTCTTTTGATTCCCCTGTTTCGGTGCTAAAAACGATTTCACCGCGATGGTCTGGCATATATTCCCATGATTTTAAATCTGCTGAACGGCAGATAGTATAACCAGCCTTATATGTACCAGGAGCATCTAAACAGGAATACGCCGGAATACCGACACCCACAACAAGATATTCGGTTGATGTGGAAAGATATTCCTTCGTCTCAGCATCAAAATTATAAACGGTAATGTTTCCTGCCTTTGTAGTAATGAGTTCGCTATTTAATACGGCTTTATTCATCAGGCTGCCCTCACGATATAGTTAAATGCGACGTTGCGCGGCCGGGTTTCAGAACCACCAACCGATACCGTAGAAATTGAATTTGCCGTAATAAGTTCCCCGAAAGCATCAGCCGTAACTACGAACCGACCTCCCGTTGGATCAAAACTTTTTAGCGCATAGTACTGGTCAAACCAGTGCCCATGAGAAGCAAATAAATGGTCTTGAGATGTCAACAAACCACGAGAGGAATCCACCCCGCGCCCATCATCCCATCCACGAATAAATTCACCGCGTAAATCAGGCAATTTATTTGTCGGGTAAGCCTTTGCCAGTTCCGGGTATTCTTCAGCAGAAAAAGCCGCACCATTGCATTTCAACCAGCCTGTTGGCGGAGTGGCTGAAGGCCACGGAACAGGCACCCCAACAGGTAATGCTGAGCCTTCTCCCAAACCAAGGTATGTGAGAAGACCAGCTACATCCTTTCCACTCAAATTAGTCAGCGTATTGTCCAGCGGTTGTTTACCTGCCAGCGCATTAAGCATTGTCGTGGCAAAGTTCGGGTCATTCCCCAGAGCTGCCGCCAGTTCGTTCAGTGTATCCAGTGCCGCAGGTGCAGAACCCACCATTGCCGCAATCGCCGATTTCACAAATGCCGTGGTGGCAATCTGTGTATTGTTGACCGACTGTGCCGCCGTGGGGGCTGTTGGCGTTCCGGTGAGTGCCGGACTCGACAACGGTGCTTTTAGTGCCAGCGCATTGTTAATGGTGGTACTGAAATTCGGATCATTGTTAATGGCTGCGGCTATTTCTTTCAGCGTGTCCAGCGTGGCTGGCGCACCATTAATAAGGGCCGTCAGTGCCGCCTGTACAAACGCAGTGGTCGCAACCTGCGTGGTATTATTCCCCGCCGCTGGCGTTGGCGCTTTGGGGGTTCCGGTAAATGTCGGGCTGGCTTTTGGCGCGTACTGTGAATGCGGGTCCGGTGCGGCAAGATGTTTTGCCATCTGATCATCCGCGTACACCTTCAGCTCCAGTGCCTTGTCATCCACATACTTGCGAGTTGCCAGCACTACAGCAGGGTCGATTTTCAGGGTGATATTGTCCGTGCTGCTGGTAATCAGCACCATGCGCACGGTCTGAGTGCGCCCGCTACCTTCAGCCAGTTGCGGCTTATAGCTTTCCGGGCAGTTGCCCACGGCAATCAATGCCCCGGACTCATCAAACAAGCCCACTTCACGTATCCACCAACCGCCCTCGTTTTCAGGGATCACCTGTTCGGCAATAATCTGGCTGCTGTTCTGCGGGTCGATATAAAGCATATTCAGCGCAGCCCGGCGTTTCTCATTTACCAGTGCCGTCTGCTTTGCGTCCGGCGTTGGCAATACTCCACCGCCATCGCCCACCGCCATATGGGTAATTTTTAGCGGCACACCGAGCGCGGCGGCGCTGGCAAGTTTCGCCGCGCCAATATCCGTCAGCAGGGTATAAAATTTTGTGCTCATGGATTCACTCTCATTGTGTCAATAACATGGACCGCCCCGCCTTCATGCGCGGTGCCACCGGAAATAATCGTTTCGTTGATATACGGATAGATCGTGATTTCTTCGCCAAGATAGCTGGCGGCTCCCACCCAATGCGGGCCGCTGGTCTGCAGATTGATGGACATGCCGATCATGTGGCGGCTACATGGTTTGGCATCGCTTATCAGTCGCTCAAGTTCCAGATAGGTATCTTCAGTGATGCCCTGGTCCTGCACGCCGATATCCAGGCGAAACGTGCCCGGTGTTTCTCCGGTCTGCCACCACTCAATAATGCGGATCAGGAATCCGAACGGCTCCACCACCCGCCGCACGGCACTGGTGGTCCCTTTATGCTGATGAATATAAAAAGCATCCTTCACCACCTGGCGCTTGACGCTTTCTGTCCAGCCCTCGTCCCAGCGATCCACAGAGAACGCCCAGGCGAGATAAGGCAGGAAACTGACCGGACAGGTTGCCGGATTCCACAAGTCACGAAGCGGCACCTGCAGATCAGAAATCCCGCTGCAGGTTTGCGCCAGTCGGCGCTCCAGTGGTGTTGAACCCGGTGGCAGCAGACTATTCATCCGTTCCTCCGTTGGTTACGCTCCACTGCGTACATGATGCCGCCTGTGTTTTGTTCAGGACCACATCCGCCAGAGGAGAAGCCAGCTCCACACGCTGCACCCCCTCAACATGCAGGGCGGCAAAGATGGCGCTACGGCGAATATCCCGACCAAGACGCGTCTGACTGGCGATGTACTTCTGCAGGCTGGCTTTTGCCGCTGCCATTACCGGCTCTGCTTCCGGTCCAGGATAGAGAAAAATGGTGGCTTCCACGCGATACGGGATGATTTCTGCGCTGCGAACCGTCAGACGGTCAGCCACCGGGCGGACGTTCTCACTGTTCAGAGCTTTTTCCACCACGTCCAGCAGGTCTTTTTCTGCAGTTCCATCGCCTTCGCGGCTAAGGACAGTCAGCACCACCTCTGCAGGTGCCGGGCTGGTTGCACTGGCATCCGCCACCCGACCGTCGGCGCTTCGGGCATGAAATTCATAAGCTGCAGTTGGCCCCGCAACAGAAAGCCCTTCAAAGGCTGCAGGCACACGCAGGCGCAACGCTTCATCGCTTTCCATCACAGCTGCAACCGGCGGCACAGCATCATTATCAGCAGGCGTCACCGTCAGGCGTGTCACGTTGTAGTTGGCAGCGAGCTGGTCAAGATCGCCGCCCATCGCGTAAGCCACCATCACCGCCTGCGCGGCTTCGTTAATGCGCTGGCGCAGAAGCAACTCACGGTAAGCGTTCTCCTGCAACAATTTAGTGGCGGGTTCAGATTCCAGTTCCAGCGTGCGGATCACTGCTTCCTGCTCATCTTTCGGATGAAGCGCCACAAATTCTGCCTTGCGTTCGGCAAGCAGCGTCTCAAAGTCCGGCACATCCACAATCTGCGGTGCAGGCAACTGTGAAAGGTCAATCACTGCCATTCTCTGCTCCTGTTGATACGGAAAGGGACACAGGCACACCGTTATTCCGCCGCCCGGTCAGCTCCACCACCATTGAACCGTCAAAATTGCTGTTGATGGTGATGGAATCCAGCGTCAACCGTGGCTCCCAGCGACTCAGCGCCACATACACTGCCGACATGACCTGCAGGCGTAATGCCGGATTTTGTGGCTGATCTATCAGTGCCGACAGCAGGGAACCATATTCCCGGCGGGCAATACGGCTACCCTGCGGTGTCAGCAGAATGTCCCGCACCGACTGGCGCAGATGATCAATATCAGTAATGACTTTGCCGCTGGTATTGTTCATCCCGCTATAAAGCGTCATACCGGGCCTCCGGTTGTATCGCCGCCTTTCAGGACGCCAGTATGCTGATGCGCATCAACCACGATCCCGTTAGAACTCATCGCTCCGCCGCCCTGGATAACGCCACCATTGATCACCACTTCGCTGTTAATACGCGTGCGGTCAGCCTCCAGTACAAACTCACTGGTTTTCATGGTGATGTTGTCAGCAGCCTCAATGACCATTGATTTGATGCCCCTGACATACCAGCGCCCGGTGGCGGGTTCGTATTCAAACCAGCCACCGTCAGGATGTTCTGTCACGCAGGCGTCCGCCGACGTCGACGGTGGTGCGAACTGATTCGAATAGACAGCGGGCAGCGCAAAGGCGGTTTCCAGATTGCCGCCCAGACTCAGCAGCACCACCTGCTCACCTTCCGATGGTCGCCACCATGTACGGGCATTCCCGGCACGCAGCGTCAGCCAGCTGATCCAGTTGGTTTCAAGCTCGCCCGTTTTCACCCGGCAAAGCCAGTTTTCCCGGTCCACTTCGGTGACTACCCCTGTGCGGATCAGGTTGGTGATAAGGCGCATGATTTCGGTTAATTGTGCGTTCATAGGGAAAGGTTGCCATCAGAGGAAGAAAGGCGGCAGTGCTGCAACTTGTATCAGTGCTGATACAAAGATCACCCCGCCAGCCATTGCAGAATCATGTCGCGGGTCATTGCCTCAACATCATCATTTACACCCAGAAGGCGACGCTCTGCGTAACGCACCTCCGGTCCCTTACGACTGACGCGATCTCGCAGGCCGTAATGGTGAACGCGGGCAATGCGCTGCACCTTGCCTTTAAACTGCACGCTGGCAGAGTCGGTGCTGGCGGCAGTTTTCAGGTATTTTGTGGTGCGCAGCTTTGCAAACATCTGACGTTTGATACGGCCTTTTTTACTGCGTGCTGTTACCCGTCGCGGTTCATAGCTGCTGCCGTCAGGGTTGCGCTGCATCCTGATATTCTGCTGCTGTGTCCGGCGAAGTTCCTGCGCCAGCTGGCGCATCATGCGGCTTCTCGAGGCTGGTTCCAGATTCGCCAGCAAGGCACTCAGCCAGTCGTCCACCTTCTGCAGTTCAGCCACGTTTCACCGTCCACATTTCTTCAGGTGCATCAGGTTCCGCTATAGCTTCAACGCTCGACACACTGCCGTCAGTGCTGACCAGCACACGTTCCGTCAGTTGCAGGTTCAGGCTGATATCACAGACATCGTTGCGCAGAATATCCACCTCAAAGGTGAATAGCTTTTCCCGTAACGCCGGGTTATTGATGGCATCGGGCTGGTTATCCCTCAGCCACAGCAAAACCGGGGCCATCAGCAGATTCTGGTCGCCGCTGAAATCTTCAATCACCGCGTTCAGGGTGTAACGGTACTCCCACGACATGGAGCTGGCCCCCGTGGCAACCAGCGAACCGTTATCCACAAACAGATGCAGTTTGTCCGGGTTATTGCGGACATAAGGCACCGCTTTATTGAGGGCGTGGCGCAGGGATTGTGGTTTGTTCACTGTTTCGCTCCTGACACGCAATAATCATGTCCACTTTGTCTGCACAGACCGCCCAGGCGGCCTCCGTTTCATCCAGCAACGCGTTCAGATCACCGTTAGTGCGCGGCGCTGCCTGATCCAGCCGACACGGCGTCACTCGCGGACAACCACTGACGGTAAGCTGCACCTCCGGTGAGCGTCGGACGTTCCCGCAGCCGGATAATGTCAGCAGGCAAAGGAGTATCAGCCCAGCGGCGTAAATCCTCGTTCTCACGTTTCAGTTCCTCAATCCGATGTTGTCGTTGTCTCAGCAGCGCGCTGGTCTGTTCTGCTTCGGCATAGAGCCGCGCCTGCTCCCGGTTATTGGTTTCAGTCAGAATGGACAGGCTGATAAGCTGGCTGTTGCTCTTTGCCAGTGCCTGGCTTTTGCTCCGCAGCTCGTCTGCCTGCGTGCTGATGGTCTGGCTGGCATCAGCCAGCCGCCACGTCTGCCAGCCCAGCGACGCCAGTAATAACGCCAGCACAACCAGCAGCAACCGGTTCATGCTGCTACCTGTTGCGCCATCTGGTTACGAGTGATCCAGAAGGCAATAACGGTCAGCAGATAAAAGACCAGGGTAATGGCCCACCCCGTCCAGGCGAGACTTACGACAATCAGCAATCGCATAACCCAGCTGATAAATACGTTTTCTTTTCGGGTAATGCTCTTCAGCAAAGATGCCCTCAACTCCTGCCAGAGCGGGCCGTTCTTAATTAACGCAACCAGTGCTACCGGAATTGCCCCCCATGTCAGCAGGCAGGCTACCCAGACACCGGACGCTGCCAGTACCGGAAAAATCCCCTGCGGATACACCATTGCTGCGATTAACAGCGCCATCCATAACATCAGAAACAGTCCGCTGATTAATTTCTTTTTCATTTCAGTTTGCTCCCTGTAAACACCAGGCCATCTCCCGCGCACGGCGGTTATCCAGCCCCTGATTAAACACACCTTTTACATAAACCCAGCGCGGCAACTGTCGGCACGCATCCGCCCAGCGCCGCTGATTGAGCAATTTCACCAGCGTGGAGCTGCAGGCATTGCCCGTCCCCACGTTGAAGGCAAACGACACCGTAGCGTCATACACCTTCTGTGGTGGCTGTTGCTTCACACACCTTTCCAGTGCCCGCTCCACACGCAGCACGTTGGAGATCAGCCCTTCTGCTGCCTGTCGTTCCGTGATTGTTTTGCCGGGAATGACGCCCGATGTATTACCAATGCCGTCGGTCCAGACACCCGCGCTGCACTGATACGGCTGCAGACGACAGCCTTCGTAATCGGCAATCAGTTTCAGCCCCTCCACGGAGGTGTGAAGCTGCTGAAAACCCGGCAGCGTGGCAGCAATAGCCAGCACAGCCCCGACAAGGCAGCGTTTAACGATTGATGGATTCATAGTCCTCCCGCGAGATCTGCCCGTCGCGCAGAAGCTGGTAGGCTTTGTGTTTGTAGTACCAGTTGATAGCCAGCATCAGCACACCGATCATCAGGCCGCCCAGCGTTGAGGCATCCTTGATGGACAAATCGCCCAGCCAGGCCAGCACGACGGCGATGCAATACGTGATAAAGGCGCTGATTCGCTCAAGCGTCATAATTCAGTCCCATAGCTGGACGGTCTGCACGGTGGTGGTTGTCGGAATGTCCGGCAGCTCCACCTGCAGCCCGTGAGGTAAAAAGGGGCCGTATTCGGCAAGCCCCGGATTTGCCTTCAGTACCTGCTCCGTGACACCCTGCGTGCGCCCGTAATGACGCCAGCAAAGCGCGTCCACCGTGTCATACTGATGCGCACGCACTTTCATCAGATAAGCTCCACTGTGCAGTGCGGCGCATCCTGCACCCGACTGATGGCCCAGCGGGCGTCACGCCACAAATCACCGCTGGATTCCGCCAGTTCCTCGCCCCGCTTCACACCGGATGCCGTGGCGTCATAGTCCTGGTAACGTTCGTTGAGCATGGCGCGTGCCCAGCAGTAAACCGCGTTGAAATAGTGCTGAATGCGCTCGCTTTTGCCGTCCAGTTGTTCCGCCGGGACTTCTGCCAGCGAGGCATACCCCAGCATCTGCTGGCGTCTGCGAAACTCATACAGCTCTGCGTTGACCTCCGAAATTGCCGACAGCGCAACCTGCTTTAAACGCGGCTGCGTCACCGTGCCGTCAGTGCGCATCACGCTGCGAAACTCCGACGGGTCCACATCAGGCCAGAACGGCGTGTTTCTGATGATTTCCGCCTGTTCCGGTGCCTGTTCTGGCGCAACAAACTTCATGCTGCTTTCTCCTGAAATAGAGGGCGGTGGACGGGATTTTGATGTGGCTGTGCCTTTCGCCACCCCGTGCCGCCCGTGCGCGGGGGCACGTTCTGTCAGCGGCTGTCATTGCGCAGTCTGCGCTCCAGCTGCTGTTTGTCTTTTTTCACGCCACAGCGGGGATCGAGCTGTAACGCATGGTTGAGATGGTTAAGGGCAGAAGGCACAGGCTCACGTCTTTAAGCAGTACATCATCGACTTCGCCAAAGAAGTGGAGGTGGAGCTGAAAGGCGATCCGATGGTGCTTCCTAACGGGGCCACGCTTTACTTCCTCGGCACCAATGCCCGCACGGCCCAGAGTTATCACGGCAACCTGTATCTGGATGAATATTTCTGGATACCGAAATTCCAGGAGCTGCGCAAAGTGGCTTCCGGTATGGCTATTCACAAGAAATGGCGACAAACCTATTTTTCCACGCCATCCAGCCTGACACACAGTGCTTATCCGTTCTGGTCCGGTGCGCTGTTCAACCGTGGGCGCAACAAAGCCGATAAGGTGGACATCGACCTGTCCCACAGCAATCTGGCTCCCGGCCTGCTGTGTGCAGACGGGCAGTACCGCCAGATAGTCACTGTGGAAGATGCGGTGCGCGGCGGCTGTAACCTGTTCGACCTCGACCAGTTGCGCATGGAGTACAGCCCGGACGAATACCAGAACCTGCTGATGTGTGAGTTCGTGGACGATCTCGCGTCCGTATTCCCGCTCAGCGAGCTGCAGGCGTGCATGGTGGACAGCTGGGAAGTCTGGACCGACTTTCATGCACTGGCCCTGCGCCCGTTTGGCTGGCGCGAAGTATGGATCGGTTATGACCCGGCGAAAGGTACGCAGAACGGCGACAGTGCCGGATGCGTGGTGGTGGCTCCGCCAGCCGTGCCGGGCGGTAAGTTCCGCATTCTTGAGCGTCACCAGTGGCGCGGGATGGACTTCCGCGCCCAGGCGGACGCCATCAAAAAACTGACCGAACAGTACAACGTGACCTATATCGGCATCGACTCGACAGGTGTAGGTCACGGGGTTTATGAGAACGTGAAAGCGTTCTTTCCTGCCGTCCGGGAGTTTGTTTACAACCCCAACGTTAAAAACGCCCTGGTACTCAAGGCCTACGACATTATCAGTCACCGTCGTCTGGAGTTTGACGCCGGACACACCGACATCGCGCAGTCATTTATGGCAATCCGTCGCGCCACCACCGCCAGCGGCAACCGCCCGACCTATGAAGCCAGCCGCAGCGAAGAAGCCAGCCACGCCGATCTGGCCTGGGCAACGATGCATGCACTGTTTAACGAACCGCTGCAGGGTGAATCCGCCAATACCAGCAATATTGTGGAGATTTTTTGATGGGAAAGAGTAAGAAAAACCGCGCTGCGGCGACGAATCAGCTCAAGCATAAAAACCAGACTTCAGCCGAAGCATTCAGCTTCGGCGATCCCGTTCCGGTTCTGGACCGCCGTGAACTGCTGGACTATGTGGAATGCGTACAGACAGATCGCTGGTATGAGCCGCCAGTGAGTTTTGACGGACTGGCGCGTACCTTTCGCGCCGCCGTGCACCACAGCTCACCGATTGCAGTGAAATGCAACATTCTGACCAGCACCTACATCCCTCACCCGCTGCTCAGCCAGCAGGCTTTTTCACGTTTTGTGCAGGACTATCTGGTTTTTGGTAACGCCTACCTGGAGAAACGCACGAACCGGTTCGGTGAAGTTATCGCCCTTGAGCCTGCTCTGGCAAAATACACCCGACGCGGATTAGACCTGGATACCTACTGGTTTGTGCAATACGGTATGACAACCCAGCCGTATCAGTTCACGAAAGGCAGCATTTTTCATCTGATGGAACCGGATATTAATCAGGAGATCTACGGCCTGCCCGGCTATCTTTCTGCCATCCCATCCGCTTTGCTCAACGAGTCCGCCACGCTGTTCCGCCGGAAGTATTACATTAACGGTAGTCATGCAGGCTTCATCATGTACATGACCGATGCCGCGCAGAACCAGGAGGATGTGAACAACCTCCGCAATGCGATGAAAAGCGCCAAAGGTCCAGGCAACTTCCGCAACCTGTTTATGTACTCGCCTAACGGCAAAAAGGACGGGCTTCAGATCATCCCGTTGTCAGAAGTTGCGGCGAAGGATGAGTTTCTGAATATCAAGAACGTGAGCCGTGATGACATGATGGCTGCGCACCGCGTGCCGCCGCAAATGATGGGGATTATGCCTAATAATGTTGGAGGGTTTGGGGATGTGGAAAAAGCCGCGAAGGTTTTTGTCAGAAATGAGTTGGTTCCTTTGCAGAAAAGACTAGTTGAGCTAAACACCTGGATAAATCAAAATATTGTGTCATTTAATGACTACATCCTTGACCAAGATAAGGGCATTTAATGCCCTTTTTTATCCTCATAAGCAACGTCATCGTATAATTTTAAGGCACCTAAATCATGTAATTGCTGCTTGAATTCCTTACTTAAACTAAACCCCTGAAGGAGAGAATATTTTTCAATAAATTTCTTGGCAGGCTTTCCTACCGATGAAAAACCATTTAATAGCATCGCGCCAGATTCTATAGAAGATATTTGTGCTCTAACTAATTTCGCATACTTGGTTTTTTCTTTCTCAGTCAAATAGTTAGAGTCGTTGATATGTTTAAAAATATGGTAAATATTCCTGAAATAATGTCCCACATTCGCAAAATTGTCACCTTCCAGATAAACCATATTAACTGAAAGCTCTAACCTTTCATCCAAAGGAAGTGAATCATCCACAATATTAAGTAGGTTAAACTTCACTTCGGTAATGTATAATGAAAGAGCCTCTCGTCCTACATACACTTTTCCATCTGAATACGTTGTTTTAATTTCTGATAAGTTATCTTTATGAAATCTTAGTAACTCAAATAACACAGACTCGAATGACTGAATAGATGACTGCCTGGATGTAGAATATAGTGTGAAACAAACAAGCATGATAGAGATAAAGGCCAGAGCAGGATTCAGTACACCACCAATATAATCGCCAAACTGTCCCCATTTCTCTACGGAATCACTCCATGAATACATTCCAAATTTACAAACATAGCTAACAAACACTATCAGCATTAAAATAAAAGCCAAAAACAACAGTGAATAAATAATGGCATAACGCTTAATATTTCGAAGAATGGCACCACACATCTCACAATACCTTATATATAATCCATATTTAAATCTATTGTATAAATACCTTTCCTCGCCACACAAGGAATAGATTTTTTTAAAGTTCTAACATTTTTAATTTCCCACACATAATAACCTGGAGACCAAGGCTTATTAAGAGTTGTTTCTTGGTTTTGTTTTAAGTAATCCTCATATGACCAATTTCTAACTGAAACAAAATCGACAATAGCCATAGCCACCCCATGATCTATATCGCTTTGATTTTTAAGATATTTATCATTCTGAACAAGAATGACGTTTTTTAATGGTATCGTTTCAGGATACCACGACCGTATTTCGATAGATTTAGAACCATTTATAATATTTTCTACCGCTGGAGTCAAAATCGATATAGCTTGAAACTTCATGCTCTATCCTCTACTATGCTAAGGCTATAACATTCTAACATAAATAAATAAACGGAGGTAATACTATGTTAATTTTCATAGCAGGTGTTCATGGTGTAGGCAAAGGTTACTTGTGTTCATTTGCAAAAGATGATTTCGGGGTAACTCATGTAAGCGCAAGCGAACTTATAAAAAATAATTCTAATATTAAATTTGATAACAGTAAGTTAACGGCCACACCTGATAAAAACCAATCAATATTACTTACGGCACTTAATGCATTAAAGTCAAAGGTATCCAATATTTTATTGGATGGTCATTTTACCTTAATAAATAAAAATGGAGATATTGAAGTTCTCAAGCAAGAAGTATTTGAGGAAATGGGGCTAGATGGAGTAATTTTAGTTGAGGAGTCTCCCGATACAATTAGAGAACGAATAATGAAACGAGATGGGAGTGATATTACTTATGATTTAAATAAGCTGATGGAAGCTGAAAGAGAAAACGCAAAATATGTTACAAATAAAATCAATGTACCATTAATTATCTTAGAATCCCCAACAACAAACGATTTATCTATTGCTCTAGAAAAACTGGGCATGGTTAAGAAACATGCCCAGATAACATTATAAATAACGATAAGACTGTGGGGCGACGCCGCCGGGAATCAACTCATTTAAGTCGACAGGGAATTTATATCTTTTAGGGCTTTTGATGGAAATAGCAAAAGCCTTTTCTCTTTGGTGGAAATAATCTTTAAAAAAAGAATGTGTAATTCCTGCATGAGCTTTCGTTTTATCCCACAATTCTGAAGGGGATAGAGCAAGAATATCTCCTACTTTAAATTCACCTATTACTTTGCCAACCGGCATCGTTGCGTAAATAACTATCGTATCAACATTTTTATTTCTAAAAATATTTTTCCGAAACTCATATTTTTTTA